TACTCCAACTCCAACTCCCACTCCTACTCCAACTCCTACTCCTACTCCTACTCCAATTCCTACTCCCACTCCCACTCCAACTCCCACTCCCACTCCTACTCCAACTCCTACTCCTACTCCAACTCCAACTCCCACTCCTACTCCTACTCCCACTCCTACTCCTATTCCAATAGTCCCTTAAAAGGGATGCTTGGTATTGGTTCATCACTTTCCTCCTACGGCAGGTTGTGCGTCCAGACGAAAGCGTCCGAAATAGCACTCATGTTGATAAACATTTCCGAACCAACCGTTTCAACCTCACTTAGCACCCCTTTGGCTAGGGCTTCGGCAATGTTTCCGGTATCAAATACGCAAGCCGCATTCTCTAACACCAAAAAGTTCCCAACGATAGCCTTTACTTGACCAGTAGCGAAGTAGGTGACCGTCCTAATTAGATACTTTCCTCCGACCTTAAAAGGCACTTCCAGGTTTTTATATTCTTGGGCGGATTTCTTGCTGTCGACTTTCTTTTTCAGTTCTTCTAACTCAGCTAGCTCCGAGAGTAGTTGTTCTTTGGTTTTACTCATTAAACCTCCTAATAACCCTGGCATATTCTGATGTAAAGGTGCCTAGTTAACGCTCTCTTCCTTATTTTCTAACAGTTTCGGGTTTTCGTAGATGTTTCCTATAACCTTGGCTTTGTTCGCGGACATCCAGAGGTATGAGTCCATGTACAAAGGATCTATGTCGCTCCTACCAAACATAAACGCGCCTTCCTCGAACCCCACGAGGCAGTTCTCCCGACCGGCTCCTATCATTTCGGTCCATTCCTTGTCTAACTTGATAATATCGTTTTCATACACTTCCCTGCCGCTCTTGTCTTTCAGTCCGGTATATTGCATTACTATCGGAGTGTGCTCCCACGACCCTATATGTGACCAAAACATGTAATTCAAGTCGTTCGCATACATGATCTTGCGGTCGGTATCCCAAGCTCTGAACTTAATTTGTAAATATCGGTCCATAAATCCTCCTGTAGTGCTTAACGCTCTCTTCCTTTCCTCCAGTATTTAGGTATTACCCTGGGAACCGGAAGAAGGGAAGATGGCGCTATCCTAGCGGGGCTTTTCCTGACTCTAAGTCTAATCGCTAGCACCGTGGCCCTTTAAGGTGGGTTGGTTTATCAACCTCCTAGGGTAGCTATTTGACAGCCTCCCCAGGTCTCATGTCCGGTGATCCGGTCGCCTAGATTCTGAGTGTCGAACCTAGATAGGTAGCGATGACAAAGGTTATTAACTTAAGGTACGACATAACCATATCACGTTGTTATGTGTATGTCAAGCCCTTCGCCTTGCACCCGTCGCTCTGAGAAGGAATACGAAGGGTAAACATGGAAATTTATTCCTGTTGAGTTCTTTCAAGAGCTTGCTCCGTTGTCTCTCGGACTCTTTGCATCTACTAACTCTAGCAAGTGTGTCAGGCCGCGTGGTTAGGGGACGCTTACGTTTATCACTTGCCGCCGCTATCGCTTATAGAGACGATAATTGCGGATTTAGCCGCTCATCGTTAGGTATCCGATGGGTAACTATCCCTCCAGTCGTTTTTATAGTCGTTCCGTCCGACTGCCCTCTGGAGGCTTTTCATCTATGGTAGGGCTAGAGCTAAAGGTTAGCTCCTTGTAAACCGGAATAAAGTCTGTTTGTTTAGGAATGTTGGAAACCTTGACCGTCAGTACTTCAACTACAGCCAAGTCACTGTTAAGTGGAGGTTTTAGTTTAGATATGAAATAGCACTCTAATATCGGCGCGTCTGCGGGTGATAGGCAGTCCAGAAACTTAACGAATTGAGGTTTAGACTCGGACCGTTCCTTTAAGGACCCGAGCACTCTCGTAGCAAGATTGAGAGACTTTCCTATATACAGGATCTCTTTCTCTCTGTTGAACAAGAAGTAGACCCCTGGCTTATTGAGACGGACGTTTAGGGACCGAAGGAAGTCGTCAGAGAATTCTGGTAGTAGCTTGTTCCTGGTGAGTCTAAACTCTTCTTCCAACTGCCGTCGAAGAGTTTTCGGAAAGTGAGGATCGTAAAGTATTTCCGGACTCTCTCTGACTCGCCAACTAGCTACATCAGTGGCCCAGCCATTCGTGTAATGGTCAGACCATTGATAGAAGGTTAGGAGTTCTGAGGAAAGTCCTCTAGGAGGGGAGATTCCTAGCTCACGGAGGGCTCTAGAAAAGTAGTTTATGAAATGCTCAGGAGACTTTATGTATGACAAAGAAAAGACGCCCTTGGCTGTAAACCCCGCCGCGTGTGGTTCAGGGAAGAACCAGACGAGGCTTACAACTAAAAGCGTCTAAATTCCCTGATTTCACGCACCAACATTGTATCAAATTAAACCAAAACCGCAAGTATCAAGCAGAACGGTGCGCTCACTGTACCCTCCATAGATCCTTGAAGACTTCTCTAACCAGCTTCTGGTATGGAGTAAGGATCCTAGGCACTATCACTTCCTTTTTAGGACCGACCTTTTTCTTGATGGCTTGGATGCTAGCTCTTCGTTGAGATGGAGTGCGGTACTGGAGTTTAATCATCTGCCTATTATCATCCCTACCCATACACCTATTAAAAACCACACCCCGCAACAGGCTATTACTAAGAGTCCGATAGGTATTTTGTTAACTAGAGTGTTCATCTAACCTCCTTAAGTTGCTTCAATATCCGGTCGCTCAGCAATGAATCAATCTTCTTCTGGGCAAAATCTCCCGTTATGCGGCAATATCTGTGGACCATGTCCTTATCGGCCCAGGTCTTGCACTTAGCGTGTTCCTCATACTTTCGTATGCCGGGGTTGCAGATGCAGCAATTGGAGGAATCGATGTTTGTCATATAAGCCTCGTGGAGGCTCCACAATGACCGTAGAGCCTCGTACGTGACCTACAACATGTATGCATACTCACTTCTCTTTTCCTCGGCTTCTAAGGCTTCCTCTTCCGCTAGATACTCATTCCACTTCTTAGCTAGTATACCTAGCTCTCTTTGTGTGACATCAACCTCGTGTGGAAGATGGCCCCCATTCTCTACCACCTGCATCCATAACTCGGACAGTCTATCGTTTAGATCTTGCATTTTCGTTTATTCACCCCTCTTTCTATTGGCAGTTGATACATATATATATTAACACGTTACGTTGTTATGTCTAGTGGGTATTTAAAGGTGGTGAACTCGAGGTCTTTATCCTATAATTAAGTGGAGCTGGTTGGGCAAGAAATACCAGAGGTATTAGTTGGGCAAGAACTTAGAGTATGGTTGGGCAAATACCCGAAAAGGCAACCGAAAGTGGTTGCGTGGTTGGGCAAACTAAGATATTGTGCCAATATATGGTTGATTTAGTGACTCGTTCTCCTAATTCCACAAAAAAAGGCATTAATTGGAAAAACGTTGAAAAGATGTATCTCGTTGATGGTTTACCATACCGTGAAGTTGCAAGACTCGCTGGTGTTAGTAGGCAAATGATCGAGAAAAAGGGTAAGGAGCTTAAATGGGCAGAGAAGAGAAAACAGGTAGATAAGGTAGCTTCCCAGTCGTTTGATGAGGCGGTGTTAATTAAAAGAGAAGAGTTGAAGAAGGAAGTTGTTTTAGACGCTATTGATAGGATAGCGAGGGTTAAGACTGAACAACTAGATCAGTCAGTAAAGCTGATTGAGATTGGTATGGCGAGGTTAGGTGGTGGTAAACCAATTAGTGATGCTACGGCTATTTCAGCTATTAGGTTAGGTCAAGAGACTATTAGGGAGCTGGAAGGTATGAAGAAGAATATTGAGAATCAAACGAATATACAGATTAATGTTAGTCCTGAGGAAGCAAAGGAAAGGTTAAGGTTGATTGCGAAGGAATATGGGCAGATAAATGATGGAGTAAATGCGGTATGATAGAAGGTAGAGTAAGGGATACGATTATAGTACCGCCGAGTGCGCCAGCGGACTCAGAACGTTCTAGATTAGTTACTTTAATTAATTACCTATTATTACTAACTCTACGTTTATACAGGATTTCAACATTTGTAACTGTGTATTCCGGGATTTTACCTAGCCTAACCACTGCATATAGGCCTGTAGGCGTACCAACACATACCCACCTGAGTAGACAACTTCGTACATTAACCAATATACGAAGTTACGGGAGCATAAAGCATTCCTTAAGCATTCTTTCACGGGGTATTGTGCCCAGGGGGCGGGGATGGACATACGATATATCCAGATCATATATGTATCTGTTCCACCTAATCCATATATATTTTCATATAAAATTAAATAGTAATAATACTATAGGACTATATACCTAGTATGAAGAATATCTCACACACTAAGGTAGACTCTAGCCACGTATCCTCGGTTGGCTATGACCAGGAAGATCAAGTGTTAGAAGTGAAGTTCAAGAATGGTACCACCTACCGCTACCTAGATGTATCTCCTAATATCCATCAAGACATACTTAAAGCTGATTCCGTAGGTAAGTTCCTTCACGGGAACCTTAGAGATCACGCCTACCACCGATTGGAGGAAGGATGACCTTAGAGGACTTTAAAGGAAGATTAGCTAACCGCTACGTCACCTTCGAGCTGAGCGTTCAGTGGTTTAAGGAGCACCGTGGCTGCATCATTGTTGAGACTGGCTGTGTTAGGTTAGAAGATGATTGGGGAGGGGCTGGGATGTCCACTATCGTCTTTGACCATGTCATTCAAAAGGAGAAGTTACGACTAGCCGGTACCACCCATCTCGAACCCAAGTTCTATTCTGTGGATCTTGATGAGAAGAACGTTTCGTTAGCTAGGAATCTCACCAAGGAAGCTGAGATATCCGTTGGGGACTCCGTAGCGTTCCTTGAGGACTTCCACGGATCGATTGACCTGCTCTACCTAGATTCCTATGACTGTGACCCTGAGGGGGATTCTACCCCCGCACAAGAACACCAATTAGCTGAGGTTAGAGCATCTCTGCCTAAGATGGCCCTGCATTCCGCTATCCTTCTAGATGATCGGGGAGATCCTCCATTTCCTGGTGGTGGAAAGACCAGGCTTAGTGAAGAATATCTACGCGATAAGGGTTGGGTTAGTTTATGGACTGGGTATCAATCCCTGTGGGTTAGATGAATATCCTCTACCTTTCCTGCCACTCGATAGCTGAATATGACGAATGCAAGCTCTTCCACGAGTTAGGACACAACTTCTTCTCCCCGGGAGGATCTTATGAGAATCCGCAGAATCCTACCGATCCTAAGAGACCCCCGATTGATGCTCCGGTCTACCAACAGCTAATGGATGTGTCGAGGCAGAGTGATAAGTCTAATCTTCATCCCGAGTTAGTATCTTGGGCTGATGTGATCATTGACCACTTTATGCCTAGCTGGATTTCCGGCAACGCTCACCTTCTTGGTAGGAAACCACTCATCTGGCGTACCAATGGACAAAACGTTGGGGCTACCGAAGCCGATATGCAAAGGTTTAGAGATAAAGGACTAAAGATAGTTCGATACTCAGAAGCTGAGCGCAACCTCCCAAGTTACGCTGGAGAGGACGCAGTCATTAGGTTTGGCAAAGATCCGGATGAGTATGGGGGATGGGTTGGAAACCATGCCGTAGTCTGCAACTTCACCCAGTCAATGAAACAGCGCGGGCCGCACTGCCACTACGATACCTTTAAACTGGTGACTGAGCCCTTTAAAACCTACCTCTACGGACCTGGTAACGAGGATTCCGGCTTTGAAGGTGGTCTAATTCCCTACGATAAACTCAAAGAGGTCTTGCGTAACTGCCGAGTATATTTCTATTGCGGTACCGAGCCCGCTCCATACACTCTTAATTTTATAGAAGCATGGATGACCGGCATTCCAATCGTCGCACTTGGTCCAAAACTAGCTAATACGCTCTTTCCAGACGTTAATACCTACGATATTCCTAACTTAATCACCAATGGAGTGGATGGTTTCTATTCCGATGACATAGAAACACTCAGGGACTATATAAAACTCCTGCTGACGGACGTTACAGCGGCTCACCAGATAGGAAGTATGGGTCGGCAGAAGGCTACCCGGGTATTCGGTATCGATAAAACTCGGGAGGGTTGGAAAAACTTCTTAGAAAGCTTATGAAAATCTTTACTGACCTACATCACGGCAGTCTTTTCGAGTCACTAAGAATCTTGTTTGAAGATCGTTTAGGCCATGAACTCTATCGTCCGATTGGTAAGGAGTGGCAGGATGCTGGATTTTGGGAGATAGCTCGTCCCTATAACAACGCTGCCGACACCACCGATCAGTATCTAGGCTTCCATACCGGTGTTTGGAATGCTGAAAAAGCCCTAAATGGATCAAGAGAAGAACTCGGTGACGGCATATACAGCGTTTTTGATACCTTTCACGGTGTTAAACAGAAAGCCATCACCTTTGAGGAGTTCAAAAAGCACAACTTTGACCTAATCCTCGCTACCTATCCCACCCACGGGACCGTCTATAAGAACTTAAGGGACCTTTACCAGCCGCAAGCTAAGCTCGCAGTCCAAATTGGCAATGGTGACCGCGATCCAAGCGAGGATCTAGCCGTTACGGACAATATTTTATATTCCGTGACCGACCCAAAACCCAAATCCGCATCAAACTACGTCATTTACCACCAAGAATTCAACCTTAAACCATTTCTAGCCGCCCGTAGGGTCACTCTTAAGAAAAAGATCGTCAATCTTATGCCACTACTAGTCGGAGAATCCTTAGAGTATTGGAACATGTTACGTGACGCCTTTCCAGAATTTGAGTATGAGTCTTGGGGACCAGGAAATGAGTTGGGTAGTCTCCACAGTTTGAGAGAAATCGCCGATAAGATGGCTGAGGCAATGTTTGTCTTTCACGTGAAGTTCTTTGATGGATACGGGCACCTAATTCATAACGCCTACGCTGCCGGTAGACCTGTCCTAACTGTTGGTAGAGCCTACCAAGGAAGAATGGGCGGTAAACTATTTAGCCCTCGTATCACTGGTATAGACCTAGACGAATCGGAGTGGAAGGAAGAACTCGAATTCTGGTCCCAACCTATCAACAACGAAACCTTAAGACGAAGTGCGGCGGCAAGGTTTGATACGGTGGTAGATTTCGCTAAGGAAGCGGAGGAAGTCCGATCATGGATACAGAACTTACGGTAGATCCTAAGCAGCTAGTCCAAGACGAGTCCGCTTTGGGACTTCAGTCACTTTTCTTTTTTGATAAATACATTCTTGGATACAAAGAAATGGTTGAGCCACTGCACCGTGACATGACAACTTTCGTATCTACCAATAAACATCGTAATAAGCTATGTCTTCTTCCCCGTGGCAGCTTTAAGTCCTCCTGTATCACTGTTGGGATGTCTGTTCAAGAAGTCACTAGTGATCCCAATATTCGTATCCTAATAGCCTCTGAGACCTACGCTAACGCCCAGAAGTTCTTAAGAGAGATAAAGGGGCACTTCGTAGGTAATACTAACTTTAAGGACCACTACGGGGACTTTATGGCCGAGGTGGGATGGACTGAGACTGAGATCACTGTCTCTAGACGTACCAAGAACTTTAAAGAACCGACTATCACAACCGCTGGTTTAGACGTGACCAAAGTTGGTATGCACTACGACCGGATCATCATTGATGATCCTGTTTCTCAGAGTAATGTCACGAACAATGACCAGATCGAAAAGACTTTAGAGTGGTGGAAGCTCCTTTTCTCACTTCTAGAACCAACTGGTAGGATGATTGTTATTGGTACGAGGTGGCACTATGATGATTTGTACGGGTATATCATCGAGAATGAACAGGACCATTTCGATGTTTTGCACCGCCAGGCGATTCAAGCTGATGGAACTCTGCTCTTTCCGGAACGTTTGACACACGAGTTCCTAGAAACACAACGTAAGCGCCAAGGGTCGTATATTTTCTCTTCGCAGTATCAAAATACCCCAATCTTAGACGAAGACGCGGTACTAAAAGGCGTCCAGAAATACTTTCCTGAGAACTTAATGGGCCGTAAGTTATATAAGTTTATGATGATCGACCCCGCTGTTTCAGAGAAGGAAAGTGCCGACTACACCGCGTTTGTGGTAGTTGGGGTGGACGAAGAAAAGAACTGGTGGGTGTTGGATGCTATCCATAAACGTTGTCTACCAGGAGAGTTAATCGACACTGCCTTTAGTCTATATACACTACACCGACCTCTTATCGTTGGAGTCGAGGTCCAAGCCTTCCAGAAAGTTCTGGTATATATCTTTAATCAAGAGATGGTTAAGAGACAGATCCACCTACCAATTCGTGAGGTTAAGGCCGACACCGATAAGTTTAGGAGGGTCCTTAATCTGCAACCACGAGTCGAGGAAGGGAAGCTCTTTATTCGTAATGACCATGCCGACCTTGAACAAGAAATGCGTAGGTTTCCTCGTGGTAAACACGATGACCTTATTGACGCCTTAGCATCTCTTGATCAATTAGTTTATTACCCCCAACCGGAACGCCGCACTCCCGTCTATGTTCCGGAAAATGATGTGACGGGTTATTAGGAGGTTTAATGATAAATAAAAAGGAATGGGGAATACTAACAACGTTAGAGAGTCGTAGTGTTTACTACGTCCACCTTAATTGTATGAGCAAGTTCCCTGCGCTTAGTGCGGAAGGTGAAGACTTTCTTCAGACTGCTTCAAAGCATTCTTGTGATAGAAAGGAGGTTTATGATTCCCCCAGACGGTCTCACACCAGAAGAAGTAACGATAGGCCACATCGGGATGCTGCGGATCTATAGACAACAGGAAGATGATTGGGAGAGAGTAGTAACACTTATGAGATTCGAGCTGTGTTGGCCCATTAGTGATATAGCTTATTCCACCGGACGCACTACGCAGTCAGTACGGTCCGCGATCTCTCAGATAAAGAAGCGGCTGGAACCTCAGAAGTAGGTATAATAAGTATTAGATTGGAGATAGAAATTGGCAACTGAAATTCCTAACGATCAAGATAAGGCTGTTGAACAGGTTGTTCGACGCCTTAATCTTGCTCAACAACGTCAAAATCCTGACTTTCGGCGCTTTGATCGCTACTACAAACTATTCCGAAGCTATATCCCGGATGGTCGTTGGCCGTGGCGTAGTAAAATCTTCGTTCCCTACGCTTTTTCTACCGTTATCACCGTTCTTTCCAAGATGGTGGCTAATGACCCAACGATTGAGTTCGCTCCTCGACCCAAAGACGAGGATCCAGACCAGAAAGTCGTTGAAAAAGCGAAACTTCTTTCCAAACTGTTCTCATATCAGTGGAGCAACGCCAAGGGATTTGCCAAGCTAGTCGACTGGGTTTTAATTACGCTTATCTTTGGTAAAGGCGTCGTTAAAATCTACTGGCGGTACGAGAAAGATGAAGTTAAATACAACAAATATGGCGTTCTCGGTCGTAAAAGTGTTGGGGTAAGAAATAAAGTATTGTTTGATGGCCCGGACTTCGATGTCGTTGACCCACTCGATCTATTCATAGATCCCCAAGCTAAAAAGGTAGAAGACGCCGTCTGGATTATCCACCGCACTTACCCAACTCTAGAAGAACTTAAAGATATGAAGGACTCCAATGGAGATCCTTTGTACACCCTTCCTTCAGATGAGGAACTAACTAATTCCAAACTAGACCCCTTCTATAACGAGGGAATGGGTAACTTCAAGCAACGTCGGGCTAGAGTTACTGGCCCCGTTCCTTCCATTAAAGACACGACTGTCGACCGACTAGAGCTACTTGAACACTGGACTAACGGTGAGGTTGTAACTGTTGCTAATCAGTCCTACATCGTGCGTAGAGAAGAAAATCCCTTTTGGGATAACAAACACCCCTTTGTTGAAATGGTGGATACCCCACTGCCATTTGACTTCTATAAGATCGGTACTATTGAGCCTATCGAAAGGCTCCAGCACGCTCTAAACGATATTAAAAACCAGCGCATGGATAACGTTAACCTTAACCTCAACCGTATGTGGAAGCTTTCTAAAACTGCGGATGTTGATGAGTATGAGTTAGTTAGTCGCCCCGGTGGAATTATCCATACTGGGGATATGGCTGGGATCGAACCAATCGAAACTCCAGATGTCACCAATTCTTCCTACACCGAAGAAGAAAACATTAAATATGATATTCAACAAGCTACGGGGGTCTCCGACTACTATGCTAAAGGCGTTGGAGGGGACTCGGTCACTAACCGCACTGCCACGGGAGCTAAGTTAGTGGTTGAGGAAACAAATACCCGAGTTAAATTTAAGATGAAGTATTTAGATGATGCCCTCCAAGCTCTTGGAACTAAGTGGCACGCTAGGAACGAACAATTCATAGATAGTGACCAGGTCCTACGTATCACCGGCGCTAGTGGAACTAAGTTTGTTAAGTTATCCCCTCAGGATATTCAGGGTGACTACGATATCATTGCAGTCTCTGGTTCTACTGAACCTCTGAATAAGCAGGCGCAAACTACCCAGTATCTCAACTGGTTCCAACAACTGTTGTCTTCTTACGCGGTTTGGGGGCGACAAGTTCAAGTAGACTGGCATGAGGTTATCACTGAGTTCTCTGATAAGTTTGGTATCACCAATCTCGAACGTATTTTCCCAGCGGCCCGCGCTCCTTTACAGCCTGGAGCCACTAAAGGTGGCAATACAGGGATAATTCCCGCGGAACAGCCAGATATGACACCCGCTGAGAGTCTACCGCAAGGAATGGTGCCGCCAGAACAAGCTAATGAAACGCAAGCCGCTACCGGAGCTCCAGGGGCCCAGATTATGGGTGGTGGGGATGAGCAGGAACAGGAAAAGAAACCTGACAGCGTATCCATCCCTGGTAATAGTGCGGTTGGTATCGAAGTACTATTAAATCGCGGGGAGATCACTCCAGAACAGGCTGATCAACTTCATCAAATAGTGAGTCTTCCACAGGCCCAGCAACCTCTACATAAAGCTGCTTTAGATGCCCAAAAAGTGCAGCAGAAAGGGCAGATTGACGTACTGCAACAAAAGCACAATGCAACTAAGTTAGAGGTAGAGTCTGCTCAGACTCATCGTGATAGTCAACTGGCTCATGAACAAGCGCTGGTTCCCCACCGCGTCGGTATAATGCAAACTCTTCTTAGTAGGATTGGGTTAGGAGGAAAGAATGGTCAAGAACCACCGAACGGAAATAGCCAGAGCTAAGAGCATACAGGAAAAGTTCGCCCTAGCAGTTACAGGATTCGCTGGAACGATGCTTTTCGTGTACATCCACGTAATTGTATTTGCTGTCTGGATTATTTCCGCGGGATTTGGCCACGACCCGTTTCCGTTTCAGTTCCTTACTATGGCAGTTAGTCTTGAAGCGATCATCCTCTCCACATTGGTGATGATCGGGCAGAATACGCAGTCTAAACACGCGGATATACGTGCTGAACTAGACTATCAAGTCAATGTTCAAGCCGAGAAAGAGAATCAGGATATAATTAAGCTACTTAACGAAATAAAAAACCAGAGAGGTGGGTGATAAATATGGAAGAAAACGTACAAACACAGAACCCAGAACCACAAAGCGTTCAGGTTCCTGCTTCTACTCCAGAGGTGGCTAATGCGCTTACAAACGTGGCTACTGAATTGGAACGAGCTGTTGCAAACGCTAAGAACTCTGTCCTTCAAGAGGTTCGTGCTAAGGTGCAGGAACTGGTTAACCTTCTAGAAGGTAAAACTAATTAGAAAGGAAGTGATATAAATGCCTAGATACGTAGACAACCCTTTCAAAGGCTCTCAGAGGGGTAAGGCGGACGCTACTAATAATGCGCAGTCGATTAGTGCTTTAGAAAATGATGAGTCCGGTAAAGCCAGCCCAGGCCGGCAGAATGGTGGCAATTACGATCGCAAGCAGTATGCTGAAGACCTCGAGGAAGTCGGAGACGATAACGATCTCGGGATGTATGGCTATCGTCCTAATGATGCTGTAGGAGTTTAATGAAAGGTAAAAACATTATCGTTGCGGAAGACTCTATGTTACGAGAGCTGCTACTTTCCGATGGTTGGAAAGTGGTTTTAGAGCCGTGGTTGCATGATCGTTTAGATGCGGTTAAGGACCGATTACTAGAGAAGTTAGACTACGATTCTTACCTAGTAACTGTAGGAAAAGCGCAACAAATCAGGGAGATAGTGCAGGAGGTCAACCGCCGTGGAAACAGGAAATCCGACGATATCCTTGAACCAGAGTGAACTCCCTTCTTTATATAAAGAAGGAGAGTACCAAACTCTCACGCCAAAGGTCATAGCCAACGATCCGGCTAAATGTGACCACCGATTTGTTATTATGGAAGGAGGAAGCAGAGAGCTTGTTTGTCAATTATGTCCTTATGGGGGATACTTCCGACTTGGAGTAGACCTCGACGAATTGAGAGACGGTATTCCTTACTTTAAAGGAGAGAGGGTATATTTTAAACGTGTTGGTAGATCCCCTCTTGGGTAGTCGGGCAGTACTATCCAAGGTGAGGTCTACGAACCTCGTAGCTTGGTACAGCGTAAAAGTCCCAGTCTTGTCCTGATAGACATGAGAAAGGAGATTTATGGATAATCCAGAATCTCTAGACGTAAATGCGGGGAATGCAGAGACCCCGGCGGGTTCGTCACCAGCAGAACAAACGCCTACTACTCCAGTAGAAACTTCAGCTCCAGAGACAGGAGAGCCTTCTGAATCAGCACCGTCAGATGCATCTGGCTCAGAATCTTCTGGGGAGCCCAATGTACCGAAGTCTCGACTTGATGAAGTAATTAGAGAACGTAACGAACTACGTACTCAGATTCAAAGTCGTGCTCAGGTACAAACTCCGAGCCCTTCGGCTCCTTTCCCTTCCTTTAACCCGGCTGTGGGCTATCCGGAAGACCCCAAGGAGTACGCTCAATGGGTGGCTCAGAGCGCGTCAGTCCAGGCTCAAACGAGCGTTGAACTTAACGAGTTCCAATCCAAGTATTCGGACTTTGTTAAAGACCCCGCTTTTGTTGGAGCTGTCGTTGGCCTCAGACAGAGTGCCGCAGCCGAGGGTAAACCTTTAAGTTTTGCTCAAGCTGCCGACATCTTCATGCGAGACGTGGCTGGCAAGTACAAGAAAGAAGGGATGGACGAGGTTCGTAACGGTGAGGTCACAAAGACCTCGGCGGTAGTCTCTAAGTCCCAACCAAAGTCTTCCACCGTTGGAAGCAACGTTAGAAAGTTAACCGCCGCCGATATTGCTGCTCTCCCTAAAAAGGAACAGCAGGCTAAGTGGGGGCAACTTCTAGCGCAACTGCAAGAAGATAGTTAGTCCGCTATTAGAAAGAATCGAGATCTAGAGGATAGAGAGATCCTTGTGATCGCAGGACATGAAAGGTGGGTGAGATTAAATGGCATTAGGTACAAACCAAATGACCACTACGACTGGCGCTAAGTTTTTGCCAGATGTATGGTCAACACAAGTAGTTAAGGCTACCGAGAACAATCTGGTCATGGCTGATAAAGTCATGCGATTCGACGAACAGGTCGCGGAAAAAGGTCAGACCTTGCACATTCCAAATGTATCGAACCTTACGGCTAACGATAAGGTTGCTAATACTCAGGTAACTCTGCAAAGTCCTACCGAGGCCGAACAAACCATCTCCATCAACAAGCACAAAGAGACGTCTTTCGTGATTGAGGATTTGCTTAAGACCCAATCTGCGTATAATCTACTTTCGGTGTATACCGATAAATCAGGTTACGCGATCGCCGCACAGTTTGATAGTGATATCATCACTGCTGCGACTTTCACACAGGTTCAAGGTACCGTTAACACTCCGCTTGTTGACTCAGTGATTCTAGCTTCCTTCCAGAAGCTTGACGAGGCTAACGCCCCTGTCACTGACCGTCACTTTGTTATCGCTCCGAAAGGAAAGAAAGAGGTGATGAGTATCGACAAGTTCACGCTCCACACTGGCCCCGGTTATATGACTGAGGACTCTCCAATCCTTCACGGAGTATTCGGAGATATGTATGGAGCTGACGTGTCTATTTCTATGCAAATTCCAGGAGCTACTGGAACTAGTACCAACAATCTTCTTTTCCATAAAGAAGCGTTCGCGGCAGCTATGCAAGAACAGCCTCGTGTACAGTCACAATACAAACAAGAGTATCTCGGATGGCTCGTTACCGTGGACACGATCTACGGTGTTACTAAGCTTCGCGATAAGTTCGGTGTTGTAGTGCTTGACTAGTTTCGATGTTCTGTCTCTCTAGGCTCTCCTTCCAAGGGAGGCAGAAACATCTGAACTAGCTTTAAGGAGAAAAGTTATAAAGATTCTTTGGGTTAGTCCCGCACTTTGGATGAACACGGGATATGCCGTACAGTCCAGACGAATAATTCCCGAACTACAACGCCTCGGACACGAGGTGGTCATCTTTTGCACCGCTGGTCTAGAAGGCGCTGAGCTGACTTACATGGGAGTTAGACACTTACCGAGGGGTAAACACTCCAATGGTGCTGATCTAGTACCCATTTACTTCTCTAAGGAGCACTGTGATCTGTTAGTTACGGTCCAAGACAATTGGGTGATGCCATATAAGATCTACCAACATCTCCCTTGGGTTCCATGGATTCCAGTTGATGACGACCCCCCATCGAGAGAACTGGTTAAGACTTTAATAGGCACGGAATCTCTTGAAGCCAAGTCCAAACCGACAGCTAAAAAGACTCTCGTATATTCCAAATGGGGGGTGGGACAGCTTAAAAAGGTTGGTGTTGAGTCAGTCTATGTACCTGAGTCGGTCGACACTTCGGTTTACATAGATCGAGGTAAGGAAGAGTCTAAAAAGAAGTTAGGATTTAAACCTGAGCACTTCGTGGTGGGAGTGGTAGCTGCTAACTTTGGCTACCCTATGCGTAAGGCCTTTGATCGAATGATGATTGGGTTTGCTAAGTTTGCCGAGAACCACCCCAACGCTGTTCTTTATCTCCATACTAACGCTGACGAGTCCTGGCGCGGACATGACGCTTTTGACCTAATCGGACTTCTTAAACTGATCTCCGACGAGTATCCGAGTTTAGTTGGTAAAGTTATGTTTCCAGATCAGTACCAACTATTTAGGGGTATTTCTGATGAGAAAATGTCTGAGATTTACTCAGCCTTCGATGTTTTACTTGCTTCTACCGGAGCGGAGGGGTTTGGGTTGCCTATCCTAGAAGCTCAGAGTTGCTCAAGACCGCCAATAGTCACGGACTTCTCCTCAATGCCGGAGTTAGCCGACCATGGTTGGAAGGTCAAAGTTAAAGATAAGATGCTTACCGGACGTATGAGCTACCAGGTTTGGCCAGATGAAGACGATATTGCGGAAATACTAGAATATGCATCTAGGTCGGATCTCAAGTCTCGTGGTGAAGTCTGTAGGGACTTTGCCCTCCAGTTCGACAATAAAGTGGTAGCGGATACCTATTGGAAACCTCTTCTCACCTCCCTTAACGTATAATTAAGGAAGAAAGAGAGGATCATGGCAACTCTAGCTACAGTTGATACATACACTGACGTTTTAACCAAAGCAGCTTACAAGGTAGGCGAAACTTCTGTTGATACCTCTCCCCAACGTATCGCGTGGTTAAAGGAGGCTCTTCAAGATATATATAACCGTAGACGCTGGACTTGGAGCCTCACCACAGCCCCTCCTCAAGTAATTAATACTTCTCTTTTGGTAAATAACCTCTATACGATAAACCTTCCGGTTGATTACACCGAAGACGCTATGTATGAACTAAAGATTACCGATCCTGTCACTAAAAATGACTACTTTTTCCAACCGATCTTTGAATGGCAGATGAATAACTTCACTAACACCACTGGGACCCCGGCTCTCTACTTTGTAAGAGGAAACAGAGCCGATGGGTTTACCGCGACTATTCTGTCGCTGACTGCCACCAATAACGGTTGGAGTATAAACGTGAAATACACTAAGATGGTGACAGACTTCCAGAGTCTCACCGATGGAGTTCCCCTTCCTGACTCGATGGCACTTGTTCTGGGTATCGCTAAAGAGATATTCCGTAGTCAGAATCGTTTAGACCAGTATGAGTTAACCCGGCAGGAGTATGAGGCTGCCATAGACGAGCTAAGTGACACTGACGTGGAGCTAGAACGTGCCTTAATGCTTAATTTACGAAGTTGGCAAGAATACGTGGGAGTACCAAGTGACGCTAGGCATATCTATGAGTTGGGGTAGGAGGTCACTTGAGAAAGTATCCTAAGCTCACCCTTCCAAGAACCAAAGAGATTAATGCCACTTCCCCTAACTTTGTAGGAGGACTCAATAAGTTTGTTACCGATACTCATATTCAGGATAACGAAGTTTCGGACCTTCTAAATGCAAAACTCACAGAAGACGGTGTCATCTCAAAGCGGGATGGGCAGGTTCTCAAGCTAACACAAGGATCTAGAATTACTGGAGTTACCGCTTACTATCCATCCAGCGGAATAAAGTACGTTGTGTTTACCTCTGGCCAAGCTCTCTATAAAACCTCCGATCTTAGTTCCGTTACAAGAATTGGCGCACTTAACCAGTACACTGATACGCTACGTACGGAATATGCCCAATATAACGACTTCCTCTATGTTCTTAATGGGGTTGATCCTCTTACGAAAACTGATGGAACTAACATTACCGTCTTTTCCCATGTTAATGACCCCAGCGTTTCTCTTACCTTAGCCACGGTAGGAACCGCCGGTACAACCACTTACGCCTATCGCTATTCCTGGGTAACTAATACCGGTGAAACAAATGTCGGAGCGGAAACGGTTATCACAACGGGTAACGCTACCCTTGATAACACGAATAAAATTAATGTCTCCTTGAACACTACCACCCCCGCTAATACTGTTGGACTTAACCTTTATGGCAGGTTTCAAGGTAAAGAGACATTTATGCAGTTTATTGCTTTTCCTGCGGGAACAGTAGTTAACGGGGTTATCTTTACAGACACGGGTTTAGTTGTTCCATCCACCTTCTTCGGTGTGCCTTTGGGTAATAATACTTCCGGTCAACTAGGTAAGTACATCAAGATATATAAGGACTCTTTGATAATTGCTGGAGATCCTAACGCTAAGACTAGGTTGTACTTTTCCGGCGGTGGAGACAAGATCGACTCCTTTCTTATCTCTGATGGAGGTGGATTTATTGAGGTTAACCGCAATGGACTAGACGGAGTGCTAACTGGTATGGAAGTCTGGCAAGATAAGTTAATTGTCACTAAGGAACGGTCTATCTGGCAGTTTACCTTCTCTAGTGCTGGAAGCCCGTCGCTTGCTTCTATACAACCCTTGCACGGGTGTGTTGATCAGCGTACCTTAGTGCCGGTTGAGAACGACTTAATGATGCTTTCCCAGATCTCTGGTAAGTATGCCATCATGACTCTCGGGTTTGAGCCTAACTTCTTTAATATCATTCGTACCAACCAAATCTCTATTAAGATCTCCCCATTATTCGACGCAGTTAACCCCCAGCAAATCCAGAATGCCTGCGCGGCCTACTTCGACTTTAAATACATACTCTCGGTTCCTGAAGGGTCTTCTCCAACTAACAATGTTTGTTTTGTATTTGATCGTCGCTACAACGCTCACCTAGGAAGGTGGACTAATATTACGGCTAATGGGTTCGCTAAGTTTAGTCCTCCCGCCGGTCCGGAGATTCTTCTTTACGGATCTGATAACTCTGGGGGACTAGTACAACTAGGTCTTGGCACTAGTGATATGGGAAGTGCTATTACTTTTAAGCTTGATACTAAGAACTACAACTTTACCCAGTTCTTCTCCTCGAAGTTCTTTATTGATGTGTTTTATCAGTTTCGCAACCTCACAGGTCTAGTAAATATAACTCTTCTTATGGAAGATAGTACGGGGCAGTCGTCGATTCTTACGACGAGTTCTATCTTACAGAACGTGGGCCAACGAGGATGGGGGACAGGCAAAGACTGGGGACTAGGTTCTGATTGGGGTGATACTTTAGGACCAAGCACTCAGATAGGATCCAGCTCAGTACCGATTAGACAGCCCATTGCTAAGATTGGCAGAGGCATTAAGTTTGAGATAATGAACACAGGAGTGAACGATCAAGTGGGTTTTATGGCCCTTTTCATGAGAGGACTGTTGTTCTCCCCGTATTACTTCCCGCAGTCACTCACGATTACTGGTTCTAGCTCCAATGTCTTCCCGATTGGATTAAGTACCGAACAGGGACAGCCAATTTTGACCGAAGGTTAGAGAAAGGATTTAGAGAGTGCCGAAGATTTCAGAACTTCCATCAGATTCAAATCCAACACCTAGTGATTACATGGTGTTGGTTAATCTAGCTACGAAGACCACCTCACGTATCACGTTAAGCGAAGCTCTAGCCTACTCTGTCCCAATCGGCGGCGGCACTATGTTAGGACCTCTCGTTCTTAATGGAGATCCTGCTGTAGCTCTTGGAGCCGCCACGAAACAGTATACTGACACGGGTTTAGCTACAAAACAGCCTCTTAGCTCAACTTTGACCTCTCTAGCAGCGTTTAACACCGACGGTCTTCTAACCCAGACATCTACTGGTAGTTTTACGGGTAGAGTTTTAACTGGAACCACTAATCAAGTCACGGTGACAAACGGAGACGGAATCGCTGGAAATCCTACCTTATCCCTTCCCCAAAATATCCACTCTGGGTCATCCCCTACCTTTACAGGATTAACACTTAGTAGTCTCACGGGTGTTCTAAAAGCCCCCGGTGGTGTACTAACTGGTTCTGCTACCACTAGTGACATGCCTGAGGGTTCTAACCTTTATTACACAGATGCTAGGGTTCGTGCTAACCGTCTAGATCAACTAACAGCACCTAATGCAGACGTTTCCTGGAATAACCACAAAATTACCTCACTACTAGACCCAACATCCGCTCAAGACGGCGCTACTAAAAACTATGTCGACACGCAGATAACCTCTAATGCTACCCCCGATGCAACCTCCTCTGTCAAAGGTAAATTGCAGCTAACAGGTGACTTGGGGGGTACCTCTGCCTCTCCCACTACTCCTACCGCGGTGCACTTAACTGGTACCGAAACAGTTACCGGGATAAAAACCTTCAATACCCTAGCTTTTAGAGACAAAGGAAACGTAGTCTTTCATCTTTCTGCTTATGGGGCGGTTGGGGATGGAGTGACAGATGACGCACCGGCTATTCAGAGCGCCATAAACGCGGCTAACGCGGCTGGTGGTGGGGATGTTTTAGCTAATCTTCCTCTATACGCGGTAGCTACAAGGATCGTACCAAAAGATAATGTGCGTCTTCGTAGTATCTGTAAAGGAGGCACTGTATTAAAGGGCGGCGTAGCTTTTGATTGGGTATTTCTAAATCCCACAGGAACAGTCACTAACTTTTGCCTGGAAGACATCACTTTTGACCTGAATAATACTAATCACGGGTCCGCGGTTCAGCTGAGATCTGCTACTGGGTGTTGGTTGGACAGAGTCCTATTTAAGAATGGGGCTACTGGCGGATGGATGTGTGTGATAGGAACTGCTAATAGCGCTACTGATGGAGTAACTAGTGTCGACAACGTTTTACGTGATGTCGAGTTTGATACGCATACAGGTTCTCTTGAAATGCTGCTTATCTACAATGCTCAGAATACACGAGTCATCCGTCCTAAGTTTCGAAATAAAACAAGTGGTCCGGTATTTGGATTGTGGCAAAAGTGTTACGGAACATATATTGAACGCCCCGACTTTCAAAACTGTTCTGGTCCCGGTCTCTACTACTCTATTACGGTAGAAGATACTCAGATCACAAATCCTTACTTTAATAACTGTGGAAACGGAATTCAGGGATCTAACGTTTCTGATAATGGGGCTTTCGGTCTAACTCAGGCTCAGGGATTAGTTATAACTAATCCCCATATTATCGGAGGTTCAAATTCTACAACCTCCACTGGTATCCAGTTGGGAGCTGTGAATAACGCTACCATAATCAACCCGATTGTTGAAAAATACCAGATTGGTATTATCGTAAACGCTGGAAATAACGGAATTAATACGGCCGCGACTAACTGGGCAATTATTAATCCGCAGATAAGAAATAATAACGCCTCTAATAACTCTCCTTCTCTTCACCCAGGCATTCTCTTCAGTAATATCGGGGGATCCTTATTTGGAAAGATACTCGGAGGGTCTATTTACGACGACCAGGGTAGTCCTACACAGGTGTATCCAATCTCTTTTGATGGATCTTTTACATGGGACTATCTAGATATAAAGAATGTTCGCCTTTCCGCAATAACTGGAAGCGGTGGAACCTCGGTTCGTTTGAACTCTCCAGCAGCCCTTGGCTCTCATGTGAATATTAGTGAAAATTCTGACTACTCTGGCACTAATCCCTCCCAGAACACTCCGTCTGGTACTGTAGCGAAGTCCGGTGACACCATGACCGGACCCCTGGTAATCACTCCGTCCGCTGACTCAACCGCTGTCTTAAAGGTAACTAACTCTGCTAGCACAAATAACGTTCTAACTGTTGATACGACCAACGGAAGAGTAGGAATTAACCTTAAACCAACTGAAAACTCCGGTCCTCAAACAGCTCTTCACCTCGGTTCTGGGGCCGGTATACGCATTAATATGGAAACTCCTTCTGGTGTCGCAGCAAACTTAGCCTCAGGAGGAACGCTAACTGTTGGAACCCCTCTTTTTTACAAGGTGTCTGCTCTAGATGGAGTGGGCGAGACGGTTGCTTCTTCAGAGGTTTCTGCCACGCCAACTTCTGGTAATCAAACGATTAGCGTGACCTGGACAGCCGTTCCTGTAGCATCCTCTTACAAGGTATATAAAACTACTACCTCTGGAACTTACACGACCCCCGCTCTTATTAAGACAGTTACCACAAACTCCTACTCCGATACAGGAGCGGACAGTTTAGTAGCAGGTTCTCCAGCCGCCTCCACAACGGCATTAGTGGTGAGAGTAAATCACAATGGTAGCAGCTGGCTACTTGGTGGGAACGTAGGAATTGGTACTACGAACCCGACGAATAAGCTTAGCGTGGCTGGAACTATCTCAGCTGCTCAGACAGGCGCCAATAAAGTTGCCTTTGCCGATGATGACAACCACACCTGGGAAGGTGCTGGTAACGGTATCTGGCGTTTTAGGAATGCTTGGAATCAAGGAGAAGGGTCCGGCTTTGCGTGGTTTGCCGGTGGAGGTGCTTCCGTTGCGGAGATAGCTCGACTGACTGGATCAGGAAAGCTCCTTATAGGAATAACCTCTCCTTCTGGAAACTATCTGGATGTTAGAGGAACCATTAATGGTTTAGGTGGTCTTACCACAGCCGGAATATCCTCTCCATCACAGCCTACGGTTGTTAACGTCGGAACTGCGGGCACTACTTCCTATACGTATGCAGTTACTGCACGAACAGCGGTTGGCGAAACACTGATTTCAACAACACGCCAAACTGCTACCGGGAATGCCACTCTCGATACAAATAACTTTAATACGATAACTTGGTCTGCGGTTGCGGGAGCTAAAGATTATAGAATCTGGCGAATCGCCTCTATCGGAACCCCTAGTACTCTGGGAGTTATAGGGACAGTTAGTGGATATGCAGCCCTTTCGTTCAATGACACCGGCCTAGCTGGAGACAGCTCTTCTAGTCCTGCCTCAAATACAACTGGAAACGTTGGTCACGGAGTTAGTTCTCCAACTGCGGTACTTCATCTAGCCGCTGGAACATCAGCACCAAGTACCTCTCCGTTCAAGTTCACTTCAGGTACTAATCTAACTACTCCGGAAGCTGGAGCAATGGAATGGGATGGTACGAGCTTGTATATAACTCAGACAACCGGTCCAACCAGAAAGACTCTCGCATACCTTGATTCAAATATTACTGGTACATCTTCAAATATAACGGGAACCGTAGCAATCGCGAATGGCGGTACTGGACAGGTTACAGCAGCAGCAGCATTTAATGCCTTGAGCCCGATGACTACCGCAGGAGATATTATCTACGGTGGAACATCTGGTGCAGGTACTCGTCTCGCGGCAGGAACGTCCTCGCAAGTCTTAATCGGTGGCACCACACCATCGTGGGGAGCAGTCGCATTAGCTTCAATGGTAAGTGGACAATTACCAGTGGCTAATGGTGGTACCGGGTCCTCAACAGCTGCTGGCGCACGTACAAACTTAGGGACGGTCAACATTGCTGGTGATACGATGACCGGCTTGCTAATTTTGAGCGGAGATCCTGTCGCGGCTCTTGGAGCAGCTACGAAACAGTACGTCGATGGAGTAGCAAGCGGACTAGATGTAAAAGATGCTGTTCGTGCAATTTCTACATCAGTACTTCCATCTAACACAAGAAGCGGGAATATTTTAACCGCTTCGGCCAACGGGGCTTTAGCGGCTGTCGATGGAGTTACGCTAGTTCTTAACGACAGAATACTAGTTGCTGGCGAAGCTACTGGAGCTAATAACGGTATTTACTTTGTTTCAGCGGTTGGTGATGCTTCTAACCCATTCACGCTTACTCGAGATACTGACGCGAATACTTCATCAAAAGTCACCTCGGGAATGTTCACCTTCATAACTGAAGGTACTTCAAATAAAGGAACTGGTTGGGTTCTAACGACAGCTGACCCAATCACATTGAATACTACGTCACTTACTTTCACTCAATTCTCAGGAGCAGGGGAAATAACGGCGGGTTCCGGGTTAACTAAGTCTGGTAATACCCTATCTATCTCAACTGGTGGTGTGACAAACGCCATGTTGGCGGGCTCTATCACAGCGGCTAACCTCGTAGGAACGGATATAACGACCGTTGGAACAATCACAGCTGGTACTTGGAGCGCTACGACTATTGCAGTCAATAAAGGTGGGACTGGACAGACCTCATATACTGACGGCCAACTATTAATTGGAAACTCTAGTGGCAATACTCTAGCCGTCGCAACAATCACTGGAACTTCCAACCAGATTACTGTGACCAATGGAAATGGGTCCATAACCTTATCAACTCCCCAAAACATCCATACAGGTGCCACCCCTACCTTTTCGGGGCTGACCTTGAATGGTGCTTCCGGCAATATCTTGGTCGTTGACTCCCCAACTCTCGTTGTTGACGCCACAAACCACCGTGTAGGCATCGGTGATTCTGCCCCTACCTCAGTTCTTTCAGTAAGGGTTGCGACAGACAAAAACTTGAAGGTTAGAAATAATAGTACTCTTGAACTCTACGGAGGCAACAACAACGACAGTGCCTATGTCACCCTTAATATCAATGCTAATAATCTCTTCCTTAACCCCTCAGGGAGCGCAGGTAAAGTTTCGGTTGGTAGTCAAACGCCTACGGCATCTCTTCACCTAAAAGCAGGTACGGCATCAGCCAATACGGCACCTCTGAAAGTTTCATCAGGCACAAATCTTACCACTGTTGAAGCCGGTACCGTAGAATACAACGGCAATTTTTACCTCAGCACTGGTGGTCTTATAAGATACTCTGTTGGAGGAACACTCTTCGATCATTTTGCGGACGCTGGAAATACCCATACCGATGGCGCTACGTTTGATGATTTATTCTCTGACACCCTAGCTGCCAATACTTTCAATGTAAATGGCGATAAAGTAAGGGCAGATTATTCAGGATTGTTCGTATCTTCTGCTACCGCAACAAGAGACATCAAGGTTTTATTTGCCGGAACTACAATTCTAGATACTAGCACTCTGACTACAGCCACAGCCGAGTCTTGGGACATAGACGTGCTTATTATTAGAGAAAGTAGCACGGTGGTTCGTTGTATGGCTACGGTTTGGAGTTCCACTACGCTAGGTGCCGGAGCATTTACCGACACTACGTTTACTAGAATTACCGGACTTACTCTTTCCGGTACAAATGTACTAAAGATTCAAGCTGTGTCTGGCGGGACCGGAGCCGCTGCCAACGACGTTGTCGCCAAGTTTGGTACGGTAGTCTTTCAACCAGCAGTCTAGTGAGCCTTTGGGAGTGGTATAATAGGACAACAGTCTAACTATTAAGGAGGTCCTATGAAAGTTAATGTCAGCAAGCCCGTTTTAGGTTACGATGGTGCCCCAGTTACTGAGCCTGATCCTAAGCCGGATAACCCACAAAACACCAAGGAAATCACTTATCTTACCGTTCTCACCACCGCGCTTAATACAACTCTTCCTGAAGATAGCCAAATGAATGCTATCGATAAAAGTCGCTGCTACCTATTGACGATGCGGGCCCATCAATCTAGTGAGGTTTTATTTAACGAAGAAGAGCGTGCCCTTATTATGTCGAGGGTTGGGAAGGTCTATGTAGCACCTCTCATTATTGGTCGGGCCGCCGAGTTTTTTGGTAAAGGTATTTCTCAAAGCGACGATTCGCAGGTCCAGAACGCAGCGGCGGACGCTCAACCCGCTAATTAATCTCCTAGAACTGCTAAAATAGATCTAGAGAGATCATGGCAGTTAATAAAAACTACAAACCGATCAATTTCTTTAGCACCGTGCTTAGTTCCCCGATTGATAATCTGGTAACTACATGTGTCGTTAACACTCCTCCCTCATTTCCTAATAACAAAGGCTACCTAATTTTCGATCAGGCGAGTGCTACATCCCGTGAGATATGCGAGATCACTAACGTTTCTGGTAATACTCTTACTCTTCTTCGTAACGCTGATAATACGAATAACCAAGCCCACGCAGCCGGGGCAACAGTAGACTGCGTACCAAATGCCGCGTATCTAAACGACCTAATAGACTCCTACTCTGTTGGACATAACGCAGACGGAACACATAAATCCGGAACCATCTTCCAAGCTCCTGTTTTTCAGGTTTGGGACGGGTGGGTCGACCCTCAGGAATCCTGGGTTTACGCTTCTGCCACTACAATCACAGTTCCTTCTGGAGCTACATCTAAATACAATGTTGGAGATAAGATTAAACTTACCCAGACTACCGTTAAATATTTCTCTATTGTCGGAGTCGCTTCAACCGTTCTAACCATTACTGGAGGGACCGATTACACACTTGCTAACTCCGCTATCACTTCGAACTTCTACTCCAAGGTTGAAAACCCTCAAGGATTTCCTCACTGGTTTAATTACTCTCCGACCCCAACTTACACCGGTACTACGCCTCCCAGCTCACAGACAAGCGGATATATTCAAGACCGTTTCCGTGTTACTGGTCATAAAGTGGAGTTTCATAGCTATCACGTTTACGGTACTCCAGCAACCTCTATTACACAGGTAACCTTTCCTCCACCTGTCCCAATTGGCTCCTTCCCGACGGGTACTACTGGACAAATAGTTCCCGCAGCAAGCAGGGTCGGTGGCTCGACCAGTTCAGGCTATGTCAATGGAGAGCTGTCAGTTATTGTTGTTGAATTTCCTTCCGGAGCGGTAGTCCAATGGGGTGTGTCGGGATTTTATGAGATTTAGGTATAATTTAGAGAGAAAGAGAGATCTATGGCAGACGTTGGAATAAACCCATTTAATCAGCAAGGAGGAGGCAGCGGCCTCTCACTCCAACCAGGAAATTTAAATCCTGGGGCTTTTAACTTCACGCCGCAATCTTTTAATATCGCTCCTAACTCTACACCTGGTCCCGTACAAGGACCCGTGCGCCCTGGACAGGTTCTAGGTGCTAGTTCTTACCTTTCTCCGGGCGGTAATCCCCAAATTAATGCTCCTCTTAACCGAGCTAGCCAGGACGTTGCTAATAGCGGACAGAACCAAGTTAATACCCAGACCGGTCTGACTAATGCCCAGATCCAAACTTTATCCGATCAATATGACGCTATCGCTCAACAACTAGGAATCGCTAAGACCGAAGCAGGAAATACTTATGGATTAGGTAAGGCCGATATTCAGCAACAGTTAGGTACTACGTTGGGTCTCTATGGTAACGCCGCTAATACTGCAACAACTCAAGAACAACAGCAACAAAATGCCGCACTTCAGAACTTCCGCGACCTTCAACTACAGAATAGGAACGTCGCTAGGTCTCAAGGAGCTCTAGATTCGTCATACTACGGAGACCTTCAGAACCGGGCAGGTCTTCAATACTCGACTCAAACCGGTAATATGCAACAAGATCTTAGTAACTCTCTCAACCAAATCAACATCCAAAAGGCCGGGGCAGCTCAAGCCGGACAAGTGCAGCTCGCTAAATTGGCCGATGCCTACCAAAATCAGATCGCGCAGCTTCAGGTTAACGAGAACCTTACAGCCAGACAGAAAGCAGACAAGATTAACGAAGCTCAGGCGGACTTGCAGAATAAGGTGGCTAACATTCAACAAGGAGTTCAACAATTCCAGGCAACTCTTGGGGAGACACAGTCCCAGATCGCTGGTCAACTGGCAGCGGCTCAGGCTTACGCTGCTGGCATGGGCAAAGCTAATACCCCGACTCCAGCTACGCCAACAGCCCAACCGAACTTTGGGATCACTACGCCCACTCAGCCAATGGCTCCACAAGGTGCTTCGGTTAATAACGATCCTCTCAAGCAGTTCGTGAACGGCCTCCCAGTCATCGGCGGTATAGCTAACCTCTTCGGTTATTAAGGAGGCTGAATGAACGTTCAAGATATTCTTGGACAGATCGGCCAGAAGGTACAGCAAGGTTGGCAAGGTCTAACCTCGGTTTTTAACAGGCCGACGCCTCCTCCGATAACCCCTCCCCAAAACATTCCTGGACCCCAGACCGGGCCTCTCAGTGGTCCCATAAACGCTTGGAACCAAGGAGTTGGTAACGTCGGCAATCTTTTGCAACAGGACGTCAATCAACCCCTCAAGAACTTCATCAATAACCAAGTAGCTCCTATTGGGCAAAACGCCGTTAAGCAAATTAACCAAGTCCCGGTGGCGGGTCCACTTCTTACCACGCTTCTAAACCTTAATCCCTCCACTCCAAAGCCTGGACTAACCCCAGACCAACAGCAACAAGAGGCTTTAAATAGCTTGACCCAAAACGTAGCCTTAGGTGGCACAGGTCCTCTCAGAGCCTTAGGAGAAGAGGCCGCTCCAGGTGCAAAGGCCGCTGCCGAAACACTGATAAATCAGATTCAAAGTGGGGCTAAGAAACTTTTTCCTAGTGACCTACGTAATCTTCCAGAAAGTGAACTACCCCAGTTTGGTCAAGATCCGCTTAATCCTAATCGGCAGATAAGAATGGAACCTCCTGAGGGTTTCCAGGTCGATCCTAGTAACGCTAACATTCTTCTTAGAACAGGTCCCGGCATTCCTACTGGCACCCAGACTAGAGACGAGTTAGGAAGATACGGACCAATGTCTAACGGTCCTGCTTCGATGGGACTTGCGGCTGCTAAAACTCCGACTGACACCTCTCCTAGTCTCATCTCCACTCTATTGCAGGGAGCTAAGAGCTTAGTCACTCCTGACCCCAAGCTACTTAAAGAGCAGATCGACTCTTTACCACCGGACCTAGGCGGTGGGGGCGTCGTGACAACAGCCGAGACACTTGCCTCTAAAGTTCCCCAGGCGGCATCGGACTTTCAGAGGTTCTTAGAAAGTAGTGGGGTGACCAAACCAGAGGATATTGACCGCATTCTCGCTACTAAAACCTCAGCAGCTAGGGAAGCCCCTGTTTTAGCACAACCCTCAGAAGCCGCTCATACGACCCAAGAAATGTTAGCTAGTGAGGAGTTGGGTCAAAAAGGTAGCATCCTTAATCCCCTCAAGGCTTTACCGGCAGCGGACCAGAGTGCCTTTCAAGACTTTGTTAACCACCGTCAAGCAGCGGATCTAGTAGGACAGACAGCCGCCCAGCCATTTAAGTCTTCTCTCACAGGGGGAATAAACGATATATTCAAGTATCAGGCGGGTGATAGAACAGGCAAACTATCTGATGTCGAACAGCTGTTTAACTCTCTGTATCAGAAGGAACAGGCGTCTGGTATCACATACGGTAGCAAAGCCGACTATCTACCTCAACTATGGAAAGAGCCGGAAAGTGTCGTTGAACAAAAGTTAGGACGCACCCTTTCCCAGCGGCCTTCCTTCACCTTAGAAAGTGTTATCAAAGACTACAAAGAAGGTATCGATAAAGGATTAACCCCTAAGTTCAAGGATATTTCTGACCTGGTTAGATACCGTGTCGGAGCTAGCGAGAAGGCTTTAGCCAATAAACAATACTTTGACTACCTTGTTAGCAACGGAAAGATCCTGCCGGGTGGTAAAGCCCCTAAGGGTTGGGTAACGTTAGACCCCGATCATTTCCCAACCTTTAAGAGTAGATTCGCGGAAGGTGGGCAGTACTCAGGAGTATATAAATCCCCACCCCAGTTAGCACGGGTTCTAAATAACTATCTGGGTAATGAAGCCCCAGGACTATTACAGAAGATCTCCAACTTTGCTAGTGGTACTAAAAACCTTGTTATCACCGCTGGCATCCCAAAGACCGGCGTTAATATTCACGGCTTTAATATTCTCGCTCGTGCTACCCTAGCAGCCAAGAATCCAGCTACAGCGCTAGCCCGAGTTACTGGTAGACTCCTTCACCCTGGAGCGGCCGCCAAAGAGCTGGCTTCTAACATGGAACGAGCAACGTTTTGGGCTCAGCATGGGATGACACTTACGACGGAGGAGCACTCCTTAGACGATCTTCCCAAAAACATTGTTACCAAAGGCCAGGAGGTACTGTTCCACGATCCACTATTTAGAAAGATTATTCCAGCCGAGAAAATACGCTACGCTGAAGAGATATTACCGACTTTGAGTAAGAGTCTGCCGAAGGATGAGGCGGCTCGCCTCGCTTCTCAACAAGCTAATAACGTCTTTGGGGGGATCAACTGGCAGGCGATGGGAAGAAGTAAATCCACCCAAGCCTTAATGAGATCCCTTATCTTCGCCCCCGACTTTCAGGAAGGTGGCGCTAGGCTAGGAGGAGGACTGCTGAAAGGTGCTACTACGCACCTGACAGATCCTAAATATGCTGCTTATCGAACCTTTGCTAGAAACCTTCTAGGAGCCTACGTAGCCGCCAATGTCGCTAATTACAAGATGTCGGGTCACCTTATGGTGCAGAACCCAGCGGGACACGAATTTGACCTCGACACCGGGACATATACTTCCGACGGACAAAAAAGGTACGTGCGTCCTTTTGGTACATCACTAGACTTCTTACGAATACCCGGTGAGGCAGCGGCAGCCGTGGCAAAAGGAGATCCCGGCGCACTCGCAACTCTCATAAGGAACCGTACTTCAACATTAGGAGGCAGTGCGGTATCACTAATTGCTAATAAGGACCCGTTTGGTAATCCTATCTATGGCAACGATAAGCAGGGTAATCCTTTATCAACCGGACAGTCTATTAGCGGTGTTATTGGTGCTACTGCTGGGATAGCCATGCCCCAACCAGTCTCAGCACTACTGAGCGCTGTTGGAGGAAGGCAGACCGGAGAACAGGCATTATCACAATCCTTAGGTCTTCCGATTAGATACACTAATACTGCCCAAAGTCCCGCCACTAAGGCGATGGTTGCCCAGATGCAGTCTCAAGGAGCTTCGGGGCAGCAGATAAATCAAGCATTGCAGACTCGAACTAGCTTCGCGACCACTATTTCAACCGAACTGAACAATGCTACACCAGACGTTAGGAAGGCCTATGAGGCATACCACGCTTCGGATTTAACTACCGACCCCAACGATCCTAGAAATAGAGAGACTAAGGCTGCCATTGCTATGAAGAATCCTGAGGTGCTCCAGATAGACGCTAAGGCTTCGTTAGCGGCGGTGGGCGGGGACATGTCGAAGATCTCACCCTTCGATCAGCTGGTACTTAGTGGGGCAACAGTTAAACAAAACGGCCAAGATATTCCGGCCTACCAAGTTTATGAGACTTACTTACATGAAGACCCAAATAATGAGGAGAAGACCAGACTGAAAGAGAACTACCCCTGGATAACCTCCTTAGGAGCGCAAGAAGCACAGTTTGTTAAATCTAATCCTACCGTTTCTGCTCCTGGTAAAGCTACCGTTCCCTACGAAGCTCCACAACCTAATGCTGGAGTGCAGGCTAAGCTAACATACATCGACCAACTAAAAGGAACTCCGGGAGCTGTCACAGCGTTTCTACAAGACCCTAAGAATGCGGATGTCGCTCAATACCTAGCTAACCAACAAGGATACAGTAACTACCAGAGGTCCCTCATCCCTGGCCTTGGCACAGTGGGACAATTCGGTATCTTTAACTCTCCAGTTACCGGTGCTCCCCAACCCTCTTCTGCCGAGAAAGCCTTGCAACAAACCATCGCCCAGCACCACGCTTCTAGCGTTAGAAGAAGTCTTAGTCGTATCGGTAAAGGGTTTGGTAAGGAAGCTAGATACAAAGGTAAGCAGTTAATGAAAGAGGCTAGTCACAATCGGAGCTCAAAGTCAGTTAAAAACCTTCTCAGTGCTGCTTCTGGATTTCCCAGGATATAAAAAAGGGAGCCGTTAAGCTCCCCGATCTCTAATTCTTATATATAAAACTTAGTTTGTACGTACACCACGGTTAGGTACACTTGCACCTGGACCCGGCATCGTCAAAGGGGCGTTACCTGGCTCGTGCAGGGAAGTTGCACCTGGGCCTGGTTTAACAGTCCTGAGTTTGTGCTCAGCGTTACCCTTTGGGTTTTCATACATTTCCTGCTTGAGTTGAACGCGACGACCTTCTGGGCCGTCAGATTTAACTAGTCTTGCCATATTATTCACCACCTCTCGCACGTACTTTTTTCCAATATATTGCAGCTGCGACCTTTTTACCTGCGTCTGCTGATCCGTACTCTTTGGCTGCTTTCTTTGCTATCCTAGCGAACCCGCCAGTTTTCTTAGTGCGACCGAGACGAGCTACCGCCTTTTTACCTAGTTTGGTTTTTGGGGTTGTACCTTTCATATCTATATTTTAACCTATTCGCTTCGATCCGTCGAAATACCCAACCGATCCGTCAGCCATCTGTTTTCTCTGGGAGATGGCCTTAAGGTGCTTTGATCCTCCGGTGTATACCTTAGCCAACGCTGACCCGGTGCAGTTATCACACTGCCAGTATCTCCCATCTTTAACTGTTGCCTGTATATCTCGTTGTCCGATGCTAGTGCCTAACTGTCGGGGTTTAATACTTGTAGCCCCCATGGTTCCACAGAAAGGGCAAATACCAGCTTTAAGCCTACTCATTGTTGCTTGTGCCTTCTTACTACGTCGGTAGTGTCGGTACTCAATCTTCCCTGGATATTCGGAAGGTTTCATCTTACCATCCTCTATCTCTCGGTAAACCTTAGCTTTTTCTTCGGTTGGGAGTGCTAGAAAACTGTTTAAGTCCACGATTCCATTATACTGGAAGAAGAATAAAGTATGGGGGCAAACGAACCTAGATTAAAACGCGCGAACTCTCCGAGGAGCATTTTTTCTCTGTTATCATGTAGGTAGGATATTCATGAGTCACAACTACCACAGAAGACTCAGGGATGAGGTATCTCTAAGAGAACATCTAGCCGCCTTGCGAGAGGCGGATAAGAGGTTTTACGACGAGAGGGATCGACGTTACGCTGAGGTTAGTATCGAGAAAGAAAAAGCTCTTAAAATCAAAGAGATAGCTGATCTTACTGCATTACAGCTAGCTCGGGAAATTCAAACATATAAAGACGGGCAGCATAATAATCTAAGGGACCAGATTAATAGTGAACGGGGCTTATATCCCACTAAAGGAGATCTTCAGGCTCTTTCTGAAAAGTTTGAGGCTGCACAAAAACCAGTTATTGAGTTTATGGCTAGCTTTCAGGGTCATAGCACGAGAGGAACAGAGGACCGTCAACAAACTAACTGGATCATTACCACAGTTATTGCAGCAGGAGTAGCGGTAGTAGCATTAGTAGCACTATTTTTAAGGAAATGAGGACATGGACGTAGCCGGATCACTTGACCATATTAGTAAGCAGGGAGGTTTAATCGGGACTATAATGGTGGTGTCTTGGCTAGCCTTAGGTGTCGCTATCAAGGCTTTATGGAACGATAACCGAGACCTGAGGAAGGATCTCAAAGACTTGACTATCTCCTCTACCACTGCGATTAACAAGTTTGTAGAACAAGCCGCTATCTCTAGTGAACAACTACGGACGCTAGTCGCATTAGTTTTAAACGGTAAATCTGGTAAGGAGTAGACCCTCCATGCTACAGTTCATACGGCAATACATTAAAGAGATGGGGGAAATTAAAGCTCGTAAAGAGACGCATAAAAAGGCTGTCGAGAAGTTGTCTAAAGAGACAGCCAAGCTAAAAAGTGTCAATAATACCGTGGCATATAAAATCGCGGTCGCTACGGGAAGGCACAAACCAAATGGGGCTCGTTAACGGTATTTTCAGTAACACGTTTTTGACTTATGCTTCGATAGGTGAGCAGGTAGTGGCTGTTATCATCCTTCTTTTCTTCATCCTTCCTGCTTCCTATAGAGAACTTAAAAACCCCGAGGTGAGAAAGATAGGTTGGGTTCCGTATGCCTTAACTGGTACGGTTCTTATGATGATAATTACTGATGCTGTTCCAGCGTGGCTGCAATATCTCCGGCTTATCGGAATCTTTGATAACGCGGGAGCGATCGCCTTTATCTCTTCTATACAGAAACTTATTCTACCTATTATAGGATTGTTCTTTTACTGGGGTCCTAGATTCGGATCGAAGGATAAGCTATAATGGATCAAGCAAGCTTATGAAACTCCTTAACGCATTTCTTCTAGCTGGCTTTGCATTCTCTGTACTGGCTGCCCCATCCTTAGCGTGGGATCATCCTTTCAAGAAAGACTTTCCTTTCCATGAAACCAACACCTTTTTATCGCAAGAAGCCACTGGGTCTGCAACACCCAATTGTCCGAATAAAACACCCCCTCCTAGCCCGCCACCGCCTTCTCCTGAAAGTCCTCCATCTGCACCTACTCCTCCTCCAAGTCCAGCTCCAACATCTCCTGTACCGACTCCGCCATCCCCACCGATAGCTACCGTAGCTGCTGTCACTCCCACCCCTCCAGCTCCCATGGTTCAAGAAACAGTCCCTGTTCTACCTGATACTGCTGGTCCCGTTTCAGGTCCTAACCCGATACTTATGATATTAGTTAGTCTTGGATTGGTAGCAGGCTTTATACTTAGAAAGGTAGGCAGCGGTGTTAACTGATTGGGATGTTCAAGTCGGTCAGGCTTTATCCAAATCCCTCGCCTCTTTCTTAGGAGTTTCCGACCCAGACAAGGCCTGGTTAACTTTCGCTTGCCAGGCGGACATCGAGGACTCTGGTGGTACTTCTTACGGAGCCCAGCACAATAATCCCCTTAATGTTTTACCTTCTTTTCCTCACCCCTGGAATGGTCAAACTGGAACCGGTCCAGCCGGGTTTGCTAACTTCGATACTTTAGAGCACGGCATAGAAGCCTGTGCCTACGTTTATGCTAAACAAGGTGCTGGGCAGACCTACAAAGCGGTGCAAGACTCTTTTAATGCCAACGACCCAATTTCCCTAGCCAAGGCCATCGAGGATAGTCCTTGGGATGCCGGACATTACGGAAGTGGAAACCTTAGCAAAAAGGTTCAAGAAAACCTTAACCTGATAGGGGGTGAAACACAGATGCCAATCGATAATCTAAAAATCTCATACTTTACCCTAACTGGTGCTGAAGCTCCCCAGTCCTTAATTGATTCCTGGACTTCCGCTGGATCTCCTGATCCGGTAGGGTACGTAAAAAACTTCATTCTCTCCGACCGTCACAGTGACGTCTTTCACCAGTTGGAGCAGGCGTTAGAGGTACATGACACTTACGACCTCGACAGAATTAAGCAGGAGGCAGCTAAAGCGCAATTCGACAACGACGAACTAATTATTAAAAAGCTGCAGGACCAGTTAGCCCAGGTTCCTACAGTTCCAACAGGACCTACGCCAACTATGCCGACGGCTACTAGCCCTAGCGGGCAGACTGGGGAATGGAAGAGTAAGTGGATCGTTCAAGTTATAGCACTTATAGCAGCCGGATTATCAACTTCCGGACTATTTGGAACTGATCCGATACTAAAGTCTATAGTGGATGTCCTAACAGCTTCCGTAGCTGGGTTAACGGAAATCTCCTATCAGACTGGGAGAGCACAAGTTAAAGTTGCAGCACTAACGGCTGCTGGTAAGAGTTCTTAACGAAAAAAGACTCCGGATTCGCGGAGTCTAAGAAAGTAGAATAGCCTGTCATGCGAGAGTCAACCTCAATTAGGGCTTCTACGGTCGTGTAGTTTACACCAGATAGTGAATCAGGTCAAATCAGGGAAGTTGAACTGGGTGGTAGTCGGGGGATAAAATATGCGGGTCCAGCGGAAGTTGAGGGATCGTGCTCCTGAGACTAAAACTGGACACTTTGTTTTTTATCCAGTTAATTACCCACGGTGCTGCGTCCCACGCTGCGCAAGCGAGTACCACCAAGCCACAAAATACCCATAAGACTGTGAGTATAACTAGGATATCAGCGAGCACGTCCTGCATAGATCTCTATCCTGGAATGACGTGAGCGAAAGCAAAGATCGATAACCCTAAGGCGGCTATCTGAAGCCAACGAGATAGATCAAGGTTTGCACCGAAAAATGGAAGTAGAAACAGGATCAGAAATATCACACCAGCTACAATAAAGGCTAGAAAGTTGTTAGGAAATCTCATGGGGCCCTCCTATACATAAACCTCTTGCAACGTGTTTTCTAGCCGATGTTTTACATCGTAGACACGCATCATATTTTCTTGACCAAGCGATTAGATATCCCCTATCCCCAGTCCTATTATTTACTTGGAACCAACTTTTAGTCTTTGTATAACACCGTAGGCATAATCCAAAAGCTTCGTGTCTTGTATCGTTTCTACCACCAAGAGTGCTCTAACCAGAACCTATACGCATTCTTCCAGGCTGAATATCGATGGATCATATAACCAGTGAAGTATCTATCATCGCATGCATAATCAACCTTCCACTGTGGGCAAACAGAGGAGAGACGTGTGCATGGCAAGGATTGACCCAAGGAACACGCGCCCGAGCGGGGATTAACTCTTGCGGGATCGTTCCCAGACTCCTTGTTATAAATATATAGCTTGAAGAAATTAGAACCCCCGCTGCTCAGGCTGTGGATTAAGGCAGTCTGAACTGACGGGGGGATATACTCAGCCGAGATGAGGGTTCCATCCATAACGGAGTTAGATGGTCCGTTCATCCCAGCCTCTATTTTATCAGGAGGGGCAGCGGTCATAAAGCTGTATGGGGAAATGGTAGTAGCAGAAACAGTTTTAACCTCTGGAGTTTGGGAGAAGGGGAGAAGGGATACGATAACGAGAGCTGAAAGCAAGGCCGCTTTTTTAATAGCCCTCTTGTATATCGGTTGTTCCATAGTCCCGAGAAGACTTGCTCAAGCCCATCTAAAGGAGGTTCGAACAAGTTAAGTTCTCGGGGGAAGGTTGTTGATCCAAGGCACAATGCACTCCCATCAACAACCCTACTCTAAGAACTTGCCAGTTAGATTATACAACAAGTACCTTGCTGCGGATGCTCTCTATTACTCTCTTCTCCTGCTCGCACTTTTCAAGGTCTTCTGTTGTACTAGCAGTCGGTCTTTTCCACCGCTTTAAATTGGCTATCATACCTTCCACGCCAGTTAGCTCAAGAGCCAGCACGTTGTGTAGGTAGTCTCGTTCTTGCTTTGTCAACAACAGTTTTTCTTTCGTCAACATATTGTCAACCTCTTTCTTCATCTTCACATACATCCTTCCAATCCTTTATAGCTTTGTCGGCCCACCCTTGAAATCTCTGGTATGCTTCATAGGTTCCGTCTTTGCTTGCACCCACCGGCTCTAGTTGGTTTATATGAATTCTGTAAGTTGTTGCGTCTCCTATTTCAACCCATATTAAAGTTAGCTCCTCGCTTGGTGCTGCCTTTTCTTGTCTTGCATTGGTTGAGTCGGAGGTATATCCCAACGCGTGCTCGGGATTAGTTACTAGTAAATTATCGAAATAGTCTTGGATTCTCCGGGATATTTCTGGGATTTGGTACTCGTGTATGTACCAACTTCCATCAGCAGGACGGTCGGCATAAAAACTATCTAAAATATCTTTTAGTTTCTGTTGAAAGTCTTGGTCACTCATAAGTTGCGGTCCTCTGTCGAGACTGTGGGACTGTTTAGGTAGTTTTTAGTGACCTCATCTGGCCACACCTCTGCCTTCTTGGTAAAGTCCACGTTCTCAAACTCATCCTTCAGCATCTGTCCTGGGAACCTCTCAGCCCCGCAGAAAATGCAGAAGGTCAGTGCCACTAGTTTAACGTTACCATAGTTATCCTTTTCCTCCCGGACCATCTTGTGGCCTCGGTTTAGGATGCATCTAAGTGTTCTAATTGTTGGCGGTGTTGGTGTGTCCATCACTTGGTAAACCTTTCCAGCTTGGTCCCTTCATAAAAGGATGGTAGCGTCTTCCAGAACTTATTTACCATATCTGTGTAAGATATTTGTTCAAAGGCAGCTAGTAACTCTTTCCAGTTCTCTTCCTCGAAAATCTGATCTAGTACACTCCCTCTAAACCTATATACTTGCTCGTTTCTCAAAAGCAGGTATATACAAGCTATCAAAAACCCAAACGTAAGAAATGCTAGGATACTAAGGTATATTTCCATTCAACTCCTTCCACCCTAACCCCATCGCTAGGATCTTTTGTATACGTTTAGAGTGTTTCAGTTTAGTCACAGAACCCCCTTAGTAGCCGTTGCCGTAGCCGTCGCCGTAGCCGTTGCCGTAGCCGTAGCCGTAGCCGTAGCCGTAGCCGTAGCCGTAGCCGTTGCCGTAGCCGTTGCCGTAGCCGTTGCCGTAGCCGTCGCCGTAGCCGTTGCCGTCGCCGTAGCCGTAGCCGTAGCCGTAGCCGTAGCCGTTGCCGTAGCCGTTGCCGTCGCCGTAGCCGTCGCCGTTGCCGTAGCCGTCGCCGTTGCCGTACTTCAGAGAAGCTTGCGATTCCTCGTAGTTAATCGTTCTTTTAGTTAAGACAGATGCTTGCTCCATTTATCCTCCTCGCAGTCCACAGCTAGAACAACGGTTAGATAGTCGAATCTTCCAGTTCCAAAAGGGTCTAGTTTAGTAGAAGAGGTAGGGCCGTTCTCGGCAATTTCTCCTAACCCTTTAGTTGTTCCCCAGGTTCTTATGACCGAAGCATTTTCGATAGTGCAGTCGTTACCCTCTCTTTTAAACCTTCCGACCACACACCATCCCCTCTGTAGGATGACTATTTTAACGGGACTATCTGAGTTGCTAGACTTGCAGTCAGACTTTCTGATGTAGACTTCATCGTCTACGGTTATTTGTTTGGACATTTGTACCTCCTTCAAGGTTATTTTACGTATTCTTTCTCGACGTTTAATTTAAGCTCAAATATTCGTTTCTTGGTTAACCCAAAGCTAGCCGCACACTCACCACAAGTGGGGTGTTTACCACTATGAGTCATACGTACCATACAGGTAATTGGCTTTTCTAGAGGGACACCGCAGAAGAAACACTCATCAGATATACGTAATTCAGCGGATAGCTCTAGCTCTTCGTCTGAGATTGGACTATGTAGGGTCATTTAAGCTCCTTCTCTAACCTGCGCCATTCGCGCATAAAATCTATCGGCATACTCAAGAGCGGTTTTAACAGGGTCTTTAGCTACATCAGACTCATTAAATGATGCTCCCATTAGTGCTACTACAATATCTGTACCTGCTTTGACACAGGTCTGATACATACTAGTTCTGTCTTTAGCATCCCAGACTCCTGAGTCGGTCGAGGAAGACGTTTTGGTAACTGGTCCAGATGGGTTAGCCTCGATCTGTTTAGTAGCTGCGTCCGACTTCTTAACGTTGGTAAACCCCTTAGCGTTAGTTTCTATATCGACCTCAATGCTTTGTCCCACCCTAAAAACAGTGAATAGGTCACGATCCCAGCAAGCAGCTTTCTGACCACCGTCATGTTCAAGAGCGATCCACGGAACTCCGGCGGTTGAGGTCTTAGTTTCTAACTTCTCGATAGTTATCGTCTTTATCATGGTAGATATATATTATCACGTATCGTTGTTATGTACAATATCTTTTTTATACGATCTCGCTCGTTTCATCCAGGCGGCCTTTTCCTCTGGAGATGCGGGGTTCCACTTAGCTTGTGCTTTCTCACTAATCTTTCTTTTACGTTCTTCGTCACGAGCTACGTATACAGGGTCTCCAGACTTAACTTTATCCCAGTATTCTTTAAGAGGATTTCTAGACCGTTTAGCAGATCTACGCTTCATCTCGATACTCTTCTCCTCAGGACTTAACTTAGCCCATTCCTCGATGAGTCTTCGTTGCTTAAGCAATGCTCCAAATAGAATTTCAGGGGGTGTTTTGGCCATTATTTAGATCTCCTATCAAACTCTTGCCACCGTTCACTGTCTACTAAAACCAGTTCAATAAAACACTTATGGTCTCCTTTCAACGGTCCAACGAGCAAATTGTTTCCAATAACGTGGTTGTCCAGCCTACCAACCGTGCTACGTTTATCCATCCTTAGGTTCCACGCGACGGAGGTGTGTCTAAATAGCACCTTAAGCAGCCATAACCTCCACCCGTTCTTTCGCAGTAATCTAATCCTGCCGTAGGGAAACAGCTTTTCTAAACTGATAGCAGAACTTCCCATATTAGTTTTGTTCCTTGTCTAAATCAGGTTTTCTCGACCTAGCAGAGACAAGTGCTTCGTTACTTATCACCAATCCGCACTTGGTACACTTGGTACACTTTTTCAATATTTGGCTCTCTGGTTCAAAGGTATGGTACTGTAGCCGTACTATTGGCTCTTTGCTTTCGAGGCTATAGTCAATCTCCGTATAACACCTGTTGTTTTTAGCTTCTTTAAATATGTCTGTCACTTGATCTCCTTATCGAAAGCGGATTGGCAGGTTTCTAGGCACCTATTAAAGCTTTCGCAGTTAGACTCGTACTCACGTCCTTCTCTTGAATTTCGTATGATTAATTTTCTCTTGGGCAAAGGTCGGGTGAGTTCTTTCACGAGTACATCTGCATCTATACTGCTCCGTCCTCCAAGTAGAATGTTAACGTTAAAGACTAATCCTCTAAGCCTATCCTCATCACAAAGAACAACCTTTCTAGTCTTTTCCATGTTTCTTCCCTCTAGTTATTAACCACTGGGAGAATAGGTCGAAACTGCAACCTGGAGCACCATAAGACATCCATCCTGCACGATTCTTTCTAGACTTAGCCGCCTCATAAACATACTCGGAACGAAACTCATTAATGAGATGTATTAGCGCCGCCTCCAAAGCTACTATAGGACTTGTGTGTGTGTGAAATTCTACCCCGCCAACGGAATCTTTCCGTACGTTAGTGGCTAATATTTTGTCCTTTTCCATACCCAAACACTATATCACGTTACATGGTTATCTTCAAGGGATATTAAAAACCACCCTACGGCACGACCAGAGACGTTTTCTCTGGGCCGGTTGGAGTAGACGTCCGAACTGTTAGCGAGCATCTTCAGAATATCTTTACGTCCAAAGAGCTGGAGGAAAATACAGTTATCCGGAAAATCCGGATAACTGCCGAGAACAAAGCTACGAATAGAGAGCCAACGAGAAGGGAACTTGAAATGTCTGGCGCAATGATTGGGTGGGATCGGGAGGGTTAGTATTAACTTCGTAAATTGTTGGAATATACGGGGTTCCCTCTAGTTGAGAAGAACCCCCACGTAGGGTTATCTACCTCAACCAGAGGCTTGTCTTTCTCCTTGATTAATCTCTCGGCGTAGGGCTTTCGGTTAGATTAAAAGACCTGACCATCCAGTTTAGCTGATGGAAGTGTTTACCCACCTCTTCTCGCACTATTGGGGAATCGAACCCCGTCTCATACAAGGTAAATGTATGACCGTTACCTCACCCTACGTCCAAAGGTCAATCTCTCACGCGTGGCTACCGAACTCTGCAAGCTTATCTCCGTCTCACGCAGAGCCTTAGATGGAGAACTGTACGGTTTTTTATAGCCACGCATCAAAGATCAATCTCTCTAAGGGTGGGAGCAGGGCTTTGCACCGCTGCAAAATTCAGGCATGACCCTAGTGTCTATACTTTCACCATCCCACCCTCAGAATTATCAATCAATGTGCTTGCTTGTCTTTTACCTAAAAGAACCTTTCTCCAAACCAGAACTCATTCGTGTCCTCAACTAGCTCTCTAAACCGTGGGTTCTTGGCCGCCCGTTCCTCTTTATCTGGGCTCCCGGCATTCCTATTGTAATGGTCCGCTACCTCCTCCCAGCTGGAAGGCCGGACCGGTTGTCTGGAGCAGTAACAACCACTGTCATAGGAAACATTACCTTCCCTATCAAAAATGAACCCACAGTCGTATCCGCAAAGTGAGCAGTCGTGAATACTCCACTGGTAAAGATCTTTTTCTAGCGCTGCCTTTTTAAACTCTTCAGGACTTCTACCCATCAGAAACCTCCTTAGCTTGTTTTGGGTTCTTCTTCCAGTCTTCTCCAAACAATAGGTACCCCACGACTGCCAGGACTTCCCGCAGAACTGCTAAAGCTCCTAACGCCATGAGTAAGTCTTTTAGTATTTCAATTAACGTTCCCATAAACTTCCTTTCATTTAATCAGCCCTTGTATGGTACTCGTTCCAATGTGTCCCCTTCGTAACGTATGTCACTTCCTTGCCTAACTTTGCCAGAAGGTCAAAGATTTCAGGTAAAGAAAGGTTTTGAGACTCAGTACCTGAAACTCTTTCTTTCATAGCTTCTAGTAAGTCTTGCAGCTCAATAACCACATAATAAGGTTCGTTGTGATCTTCATTTATTCGGGCCATAGAAACTGGAGAGGGTTTTTAAATATACTCCCAGGTCGCCATGAACTGGGAGGGATTAGCTAACTAAAAGATCAGGAAGGATTGGGCCTGCCCAACACCAACCCTTACCTGATAAATAAACGGTGCTCACGAGTCTTGCGAGTCGTGAATACCCAACTAGAGATTACCTTGTTAAGTAGGCTTTGTATACGCCAGATTGAAACGTGCTCCAAGGTTGAAAGCCTCGTTCCTGCCAGAGCTTGTATGCGTCGTCTACGTTCTGCTTGTAACTAGTCCAGTTAGCTTCATACCAGTGGAGTTGAAAGACTCCAAAGGATGGGCTAAAGGTTGGACCAAACTTAGCGTCACCGTAGTCGATAGCATTAGGGTTTAACCCACTTTCCGCCTTAGCAACTGCCAGGGCAATAGAAGCGTTCCAAGCCTTAGAACGGATGTAGTTTTCTATATCTGAACCGATATTGGTTGGAACTAACTTCGAGGCTGTATTGACGCTCACAGGAGCCTGCGTACCGGCCACAGTTAGCTGTCTAACACCAGGCCCGTTACTGAAGTCCGTGATGTCAGTGCTTGGACGAACGGTACCTTTGGTTGGACAAGAGTTGTCCTGGTGACAATCCCAACTAGCAACCTTGGTGGTTGGCAAGAGGGACATACCAAAGGGCACAGCTAGCAGGAACATGAGGACAAGAATTGAAGATCTGTGTTTTCTCATTTGAAGATTCACCACCTTTCAAGGTAGGTACTCTCCAGTTTCCAGAGTCCGATGAGTTTTTAATGTGCTAAGTCCTTTACGACCAGAAAATACCAGGGCGTGTTCTTTTAATAACTCCTACTCCAACTCCTACTCCTACTCCAACTCCAACTCCCACTCCTACTCCAACTCCTACTCCTACTCCTACTCCAATTCCTACTCCCACTCCCACTCCAACTCCCACTCCCACTCCTACTCCAACTCCTACTCCTACTCCAACTCCCACTCCTACTCCTACTCCCAC